AACAAACCCGGATAAAAATCCACATGTAGTTAGATACTTAGAAACAAAATTATTAAAAGAAAAAAGTATTTATGAAAAAGATAAATTAAAGAGATATAAAAGATTTGAGTATTTATCTAATAAGGCAGAGAATAAAGGTCAGATAGGTGTCGCCGTAAACGCTGAGTACAGATCTGGTCAAATGGCAAATATGTTTGTTAATCAAACAGAAGTTAAACATGTAGGACTGGAGGGTATGAGCCGTGAGCAGCTTGAGAAACGTCTTGGTGAAATCGAAAAGAAAATTGGAGAGGCCAAGAATATCATTGACATTACGCCAAAAGAAACTTCTTAAAGAAGGATGGCCTGGTTTTATAACTGTGTTTCACGAGGTTCATAATCCAGGTCTTAACATGAATGTTGGTAAGGTTAGAGTAAAAACAAAAAACAATATTACTAAACGTTACCATGCAAAATAAAAACAGTATTACTAAAAGTTACTATGTAAATTTAAAACACTATTACTAAAAGTTACCATGGGATTTTTTTATGCAACCAGAAAAACTAACATTAGAAAAAATTAAAAAGAAATATAAACTCGTAGAAGTTCATTGGTACGATATTACAAGTGAGAGTGGTTGGCAAAGTATTGAGGAAGCGAAAAATGTTAAATTAGCTGTGTGTATAACAAAAGGGCATTTGTTAAGTAAGAGTAAAGGCATATATAGAATTTTTGGCGATTATGCACTTGAAGATAATAAAAAAGATATTGCAGAAATAGGAAATTTAACTATAATTCCAAAAGGTTGCGTCATTGAAATTAAGGATATTAAAACTAAATGACACAATGTTTGATTACATTATCGCACTTATAATAATTTTCGTTATAAATCACCCTATTTTATTCATTGGGCTAATTTTTGTTATTCACTTTATTATTAAAAAATTCTCTTGACCTTTTTTTAATATCTTATAGTATCCCATCAACAAACAAAGGAGTAAATATGGGACTAGACCAATACGCTAAATTGAAAGGTCAAAAATTAAATTTTGATAAACTATTTAGTGACGACTGTAATCCAATAGAAGACGGCTTCTGTTGGCGAAAACATGCAAGACTTCAAGTTTTCATGAATAGTCAATGGATAAAACAAAATGAGCATAAATATAAAAAACAGTTAAAAGACGCTGGTAAAGGCGAACCTTTTAATTTGTCTCATTTAGGTTTTAACGCTGGTGAAGTGGTTTATATGACTGAAGAGGTTGTTAAAGACTTGGAAGAGGCAATAAAAACTGATTATCACAGATATTTTGCTAGTGATGGCTTTTTTTGGGGGCAACAATTCCAAGAGCAATCTGTTAAGGAATACAAAAAACAAGATAAAGAGTTTCTTGAGTTTTGTAAGAAGGCGTTAAAAAATAAACAGGTGGTTCAGTATGAGTGTAGCTGGTAAAGATTTACACAACCATTGGAACGAAAAAGCAAGAAAAGTTCTTGAAGGTAAAAAAATTATATCTGTACGATATATGTCTAATCAAGAGGCGGAGGAAAATGGTTTTGATAATAGACCTGTTTCTTTTAAACTTGATACGGGAGAAATCATCGTTGTTCAATCAGATGATGAGGGCAATAATGGTGGTTCTCTCTGTGTAATAAAAAAAGGTAAAATAGAAATTTTACCTACAATATAGAAAGGAAAAATATGTCTAAAGGTATGCAAATGTATCAAAGAGATCATTTCAGAGATAAGTTGAATAGAAAACTTGACCCTCTAATTGAACAAGAAGAGTTATTGTTAAAATCAACAATATCAGAAATGACCGAGAGTGTTGAAAAAACTCTAGCTAAAAAAATAGGTGCAGAGAAAATAATTGACAATCTTGAAAAAGCAGAAAAAGACCTAGAAATAGCAAGGCGAAAAGCAAGGTCATTTTTTGAAAACACAAGTAGAAAAAATAAAACTTACAGAGCAAATAAAGAGTGGTACTCAAAAGATGATGACGACTTTTCTAGAATAAGTGTTGAGTTTTGTTTAAACCAAATAAGAAAATGGGCAAAAGCACTTGCAGAGAAAAAAGCTGAAGAGACTAATCAAGGTAAGAAATTAGGATACTTAAAAAACCTTAAAGAGACTTGCAGAGACCAAGTAATGGAAGCAAATGTTTCAGAAGATTTAAAGAAATCTCTTGATGATGTTCTTAATAATGTTGGCTTGACTTGGAATAACAAAATTAAGGCATTACCGAAATCACAACAAAATTGATGACGCAATCAATATCATAGGCGACTTGATCGTCGCCTATTGATTTATCTAAAAACTTGACTAATATTCTCTCATGAAAAAAAGAGAGAGTTTATTGTGGGCAAAGATAAGAAAACTCAAGTTAATAGGTCAAATTTTTCGCATAGAAAGTAATACAATTAATGGAATACCTGATGTTTATTATATTAACGAGGGTAAGTCTATTTGGGTAGAGTTAAAGTCAAACGAAGTCAAGGATTTAGGACTTTCAAAATATCAAATTAATTGGCATATCGATCATCTAATACATGGGGGGAAGTCTTTTATCTTGCAAGAGACCCTCAAGCAAGGTCTCTTAAAACTTTACAAGGTGCGTGAAACGAGGCGAGTGGAACTTTTGGCAGAGGGGGAAGTTTCGAGTGCCACGCTTCTTTTACTTTTTGATCGAATGCTATGGGAAAATAAATCAAAATCCTAAAAATCACTATGCAACATTTTTAAAAATCGCTATGCGATTTTTAAACGTTGCTATGCGATTTCTAAACGTTGCTATGTGCGTGTAGCGTGGGTCTTGCTTCACGGCGGAAGCTAAAAGCTTATATGCAATTTTTTTAGAAAAAAAATTTAAAAATAATTTTTTGCGGGTTACTAATCACACAGCCCCGGCCCTGGCGGGCCGGGGCATATTTAAAAAAAGACTTGACAGCCTATTGTATCCCATGTTATAGAGACACTGTAGCGCCGGCACTCAATCTTTAAGATTCGATCAAAGGCCCTGCAATTAGGTCCCGGGATTTTCCCGCTGCAAGGGTTGCAGGTCCTGGGGCCGTAACACAAACAAAAGGAAAAAAATGAAATATAAAGATCTAGTAAAAGGTGACAAGATTCTTACAAAGCAACTAGGTACCCCAATATCAGGTGAGCTGTTAGAATCACCAAAACAAGGTAAAGGCCTAAAAAATATTGTTTTAATATTTTCGAATGGTAAAGAAATTGGTCTATTTAATGAAGCTGGCAGCATATACGCCAGGGACATTATGAAAGTAAAAAGAGACAACAAATGGGAGCCGGTAACCGATGCCCCTGCTTAATTATTACTCTCAAACTAAGATGGCCAAAGGGGAGCGATTCGGTTACAAAACAGCCATCCTTCACCTGGCGCCGTTTAAGCTCAGCGGTAAAAACGTATGTCCAAATGCATCCAAAGCTTGCGCCGCAGCTTGTCTAAATACATCTGGACGCGGTCAAATGAATTCGGTTCAGGCTGCACGGATCAATAAAACTCAGGCATTTTGGCAAGACCGTCTTAAATTTTTAAAAGATCTTGATCAGGAAATTAAGCAGCTCAGCAAACGAGCGGATGCAGCGGGCTTTAAATTTGCGGTTCGACTCAATGGGACTTCTGATCTCCCATGGCATCGTTACAAGCTTAACGGTCAGAATTTAATGCAACTTAACTCTGATGTCCAGTTTTATGATTATACAAAAGTATTTAATTATTTAGATCATGGTGTTAAAAATTACTATGTTGTGTATTCTCATAGCGGTGAAAATGATCATGAATGCAAGGCAGCATTAAGCAAGGGCGTCAACGTTGCATATGTGTTTAAGGATAAGCTGCCAAAAAAATTTAAGGGGCGTAAAGTCATTGATGGGGATAAACATGATTTACGGTTTAAAGAGAAACCGAGGGGCGTGATTATTGGCTTGAGAGCTAAAGGACTTGCAAAAAAGCAAGATAGCGATTTTGTTGGATAAGTTTTTAGTAAGATTAATTTTATTCATAATTTATAGACCGATTATGACTATATTCATTATTTTTCTTATTCACATATTAACAAGGTCATTTTGATAGCTGTTCAAAATGGGTTTATCAACAAACAAAACAGCAACATAACAGGGTTATACAGCGAAAACCCAAAATGGTCAGTTTATAACTTGCATATCCTATTATATCCCATTATATTAAACTTATGTTTAATATTCATAAAACACAAACAAAGGAGGTTAAAATGAATAACAAACATAAGTTGATTAAGTCATTAAGCAAAATGACGGTTAATGAAATGGTCTTTAAACTTGCAGAACATAAGCAAGCGTCTAAAGACTTAAAAGAACGAACAGACTTATTACAGGAACAGATTTTAATTAATCTGGGTTGTGTAAAGATTAAGGACGAAAAAAAAATCTTTACTAAACCGCTTGCTAAGTCTTTCAATTGGAAGGGCGTAAAAACATGGCTTGAGGTTGTCAACAATAAAAAAGTTATTTTTGACAGTAAAGCGTTTAAAAATGCTCACGCTGATTTATACGCTAAATTTAAAAATAAACCTGTTGACGCTATAACAGTTAAGGCTAAACGTGAAGAGGACTAAATTAAAAGAACTTAACCCCTCAAAAAGAGGGGTTAAGGTTTTAGCAGGTATCAAGCCCTATAAACTTGATACTTATAGACTTAAACAAGATAACGCTAATATCCAACGTGTTGACGCTGAAGTCTATAAACACTTTAAAATTAAAAAGAAAAAATAATCAAACATGCGGGGGGCTACCGCCCCCCGCTACACAATAGGGGTCTCAAAAAACTTTTGTTTTTTGCTTTTTTGTCAAAATTTTTTTTTGACAAAAAATGTGCATGTTACTAAGACTTTGACTAAATCTTGCAACTCAAATACATGTAGTGTAGTGTAAAACAAAATGGGGACCCGATAGGATATAGAATCTCATGTCTGACACAAATTTATTAACCACAGATCAATTACGATTGAAGGTAGAGAGAACCTGGATAGAACATATTAAATTATGTCAAGACAACTTCTTATATTTTGTAAAAAATGTTTGGCCTGAATTTATTTGTAGAACAGATAAGGACCCAAATAGATGGGGCCACCACCAACACATTGCACATGAATTCACTAAAATAGCAAAAAATAAAAAAGGCAGATTAATTGTTAATATGCCTCCAAGACATACTAAATCTGAATTTGCATCTGTTTACTTTCCAGCTTGGATGATAGGAAAAAATCCAAAAATGAAATTAATGCAGGTATCACATAATGCAGAACTCTCTGCAAGATTCGGCGCTAAAGTAAGAAATTTAATTGATAGCCCGGAGTTTAAAGAAATCTTCGGAGATGTTAAACTACGGGAAGATTCAAAAGCAAAAGGACGTTGGGAGACCAATCAGGGTGGAGAATATTATGCAGCGGGGGTAGGCGGTTCTATCACAGGACGAGGGGCGGATCTTTTGATTATTGATGACCCACACACGGAGCAAGATTCTTTATCTGACTCTGCAATGGAGAGAACTTTTGATTGGTATCTATCAGGACCTAGACAACGTTTACAGCCTGGAGGCTCAATTGTACTCGTAATGACGAGATGGGCACAAGATGATTTGACAGGACGATTAATAAAATCAGAGTCTGAACCTAAAGCAGACAAATGGCAAAAAATTTCATTCCCTGCAATATTACCAAGTGGTAATCCTGTATGGCCAGAATATTGGAACATAGAAGAATTAGAAAAAGTAAAAGCTTCTTTATCTGTAAGAAACTGGTCTGCACAATATATGCAAGAGCCTTCATCTGAAGAAGGAGCGATTATCAAAAGAGATTGGTGGATACCATGGCCATATGACATGCCAATTTTAAAACACGTTATTCAATCTTACGATACAGCCTTTTCGAAAAAAGAAACTGCAGACTATTCGGCGATAACGACTTGGGGAATATTTAAACCTGAAGACGGAGCTCCCGATGCTATTATGTTGATAGATGCAATTAGAGGTAGATTTGATTTTCCAGAATTAAAAGCTGTTGCATTAGATCAGTACAAATATTGGACACCAGAAACTACAATTATAGAAGCCAAAGCTTCTGGACAACCTTTACTTCAAGAATTTAGAAGAATGGGTATACCTGT